TATAATAACAAGTATTATTTCTAATAGTAGTATCCACCATTTGGTATTTTCATTATCGATTGATATATTATTTAAAAACCCAAATAACATTATATAAATAAAAATCACAACGATTAATAAAATAATAAAGGGCAATTTATTATTTCCCAACATATTAAATGAATCATAAGATGGTATTTGACTGTCTTCATCGACATTAACTGACATTTATAATGAATGTTTATTTTATTTTTTTATAAAACAAACAATAATTATCAGCATTCACTATATTATTTATATTCGCAACAGATGCGTCATTAAAACATACCCATGCGTGTTTTTTTACATATGTGTAATAATGCCCTCCTAATACATTACCTTGATGATTTATTACACCAAATAACTCATATTCGCAATTATCTTCTTGATTATTTATTGTAAATGGGTATAGGTTTAATGTATCTTTATAATGAACTATTTGCCTATTCTTATGAAAGTTATGGTTCCATCTTTTTAAATGGATTACTAATACTTTAGGAAGATAACATATTTTTGTATTTTTTATTAAATGTTTATGAGTTTTTGTTTTATCGTCAAACCATGGATCGGGCATATTTTCCGGCTTAAATGTATAATCTATACAATTTTCAATAGTAATATGTTCATTTGTAACTGGTATACTAATTTCAATAGTAAAACTAGGCTCAACTTTATTAAATTCACATTGTAATGTTTCTTGATTTATATAATTTATCATAATAAAAGATGAAAATAATTTATGAATAATTGACTTGTTAGATGATTCATATAAATCAATTGCTTTATCGATAATATTACATTGCGTTTTCTTTAAATTTATATTATCCGTATTATTTAGTGAATTATGTATACAGTCTATTACAAAATAAAAATATTCAACCGCATCATTTTGGTCATTACCACTAAAGAGCGACTCCTTTTTAAGTGAAATCTCTCTAACAAAATAAACAAAACGATTCGGAGATATTGTACAATTGGTTGACCACATCATATTATATAAACTAAGCCATTCGATAGTTAATAACTTATCTATACATTCATTATAATTTTGCGTTTTATTTAAATAATTGTTCAATTCGGGAATGTTTGATAAAATTTGAAGTGTAGAATTTAAATAGCACGTGTTTCCCAAATTTGATAATCCAGAATAACCTAATCCTAGTTTATCCATTAAAAAGTTAAAATAAAATAACTTTAATCTCTTTTATCATTTAAACAAAAACCAATTATATTATAAAAATGGAGGATAGAGTGAGCTTACTTATGAAAAGCAGTGAAAATATATCGCGACTCCTAGCTCTTATGGAACTGCACGAAGAAAATATACTTAATCAAGGCAGGGTCGAAATAGACGTTCAACTTATAAATCTTTTGGCACCGAGAAATTCAAGCACTTCATTTGATATTTCGAATATTGCGCATCTTATAACAAGTGGTCCATATAGTACAATAATAAATCCTATAAATACAACATGCCCTATTACGCATGATTTATTTTTACCATCTGATAATGTAATTATGATTAATGCGTGCCGACATACATTTAAACGAAATTCATTGATTCGTTGGTTAAATCGACATCAAACATGCCCGTGTTGTAGAACTACTCTTCTTTAAAATTATGAACGATTACTTGAGGATTTTCATTAATAATTTCACAACATAATTTGGAATTTTCATACATATCACGCAATAATTGATTAGGAGCTGTTGAGCCAAACTTAATTAATTGTTGTTTTTTTAAATAATTTTTAATTGTTGACAAGTTTGTTTTTTTATAATTGAGTCTCTCACCCTCTACTTTTTTACGAGTAGAATTATTTTTAATTAATACACTTACAGTTCGTGCCTTTTTATTTCGCCCAAGCTGAAATGTTTTTTTAACTTCTATTTCTTCGATCATTGGTTTTATTTCTTCGGGTTCAGAATTAATTGTCTCATTACTGATCGGTTCATTAGTGATCGGTTCATTACTGTTTGGCTGATTCCATGTTTTAAATGTAGGTTTTATTCCGTTTTTTAAATTACCATAAGGTTTATCGTTTCCTGTCGGTTTATCGTTTCCTGTCAGTTTATCGTTTCCTGTCGGTACATAAGGATTAGTTGAAGTTATAGTATTTTCTATTTTTTGTATTTCATTAACCATTGGTTCTATTTTTTTTAAGTTTGGCATTCCATTCTCTTCCACCTTTATTTGTTCTTCCATTGTATTTAATTGAACCATTGGAGTTTTTTGCGTTTTTTTACCCTTTTTATGTTGCCTCAACTTTTCCAATAATAATTCTCTAATATTATTGGAATTTAATTTAACCTCACTTAAAGGTGTATTACTTTTGGCTGTATGTTTTTTTTTAGATATACTCAAAAATTGAGGGTCGATTGAAATCGTCCTAAGTTTACTCATATACAGACAAATACAAAAAAAATAATAATCTTTAACATATAAAATTGAATTAAAAAAATAACTCTATATAATTGTAACAAATGGATCGCCAGGATCAAGAGTACAATGCTAAAGACTGTTGGTCCGTTATTGAATCCTATTTCGAAAATAAGCATTTACATCAATTAGTCAAACATCAGATTGAATCTTATAATGATTTCATTAAAAATCAAATGAAAAAAACGGTCGAAATGTTTAACCCGCTCGTCATTCGGTCAAGACAAGACTATATTAAGGAATTTAAAACGTATCGTTTAGAAATTATTATTAACTTTGATAATTTGTGTATATACCGTCCCGAAATTCACGAAAATAATGGCGCAACTAAATTGATGTTCCCAAATAATGCTCGCCTACGAAATTTTACTTACACCTCTAATTTTACATTGGATTTAAATATTCAATATATCATTCGCTCTGGAAATAGTTTGGAGAATGAGGAAACGAAACATGTAAAATTGTCTAAAATCCAATTTGGTAAAATCCCTATTATGCTTAAATCATGTATATGTATTTTAAATCAATATGGTCATATACACCCCGATAAAATTGAAGAGTGTAGCATGGACCCAGGAGGATATTTTATTATTAATGGTTCCGAAAAAACTTGTCTAGGGCAAGAAAAACCAGCGGATAATAAAATATTCTGTTATAAACAAAAACCCAATCATAAATGGTTATGGAGTGCTGAAATGAGGGCAGTCCCTGATTGGAAATGTATTTCACCCAAACAAATTTACATGATGATTTCTTCTAAATTAAATACGTATGGTAATGAAATTTTGGTTCAACTTCCTCGATTAAAACGACCCATTCCGTTGTTTATTCTATTTCGCGCTCTTGGTCTTAAAAGTGATAAGGAAATTTGTAACGTGATTTGTTTGGATATTACTAAAGAAGATAATTTGGATGTTGTTAATTATTTGAAAGCATCTATTTCGCAGGCAAGTGAATACATTGATCAGGAAGAGAGCATTAAATACATTACTAGCTCGGTTATTTACACGCCGATTAATATGGATAAGGAAGAAGGACAAAAAAAGAAACGCGAATTTGCTATTGATGTCCTAACAAATGATTTGTTTCCAAATTGTAAAATACAAATTAAGCGCATCTATTTGCTCGGATACATGACTTATAAAATTATTAAATCCGCACTTGGCCAAATTCCGAGTGATGACAGAGACGCATATCAAAACAAAAGGATTGAACTTACAGGAACACTTCTTAACAATTTATTCAGGAATTACTTTAATAAGGTTGTCAAAGATATTCAAAAGCAAGTGATTCGAGAGATTAATAACGGGTCATGGAAATCTAGCGAGGATTATACAAACATTATTACATTGACCAACATTTATAAAATTGTGAAATCATCTACTATCGAAAACGGATTAAAGCGCGCTCTATCTACAGGCGATTTTGGTATCAAACATCTAAACTCGAATAAAGTTGGCGTAGCCCAAGTATTGAACCGGCTGACCTATGTATCAACGCTAAGCCATCTTCGCCGAATTAATACGCCAATCGATAAAAGTGGCAAATTGATTGAGCCGCGTAAATTACACGGCACCTCATGGGGGTTTCTTTGTCCCGCAGAAACACCAGAAGGTCAATCGGTTGGTGTTGTAAAAAATCTGAGTTATTTGACAATTGTATCTGGCTATTCTGACAGCACATCTATTTACGATTGTTTAAGCCGTCATATCCAAACTCTTGAAAACGGTAACCTATATGACAAGGTAAAGGTAATTGTGAATGGTCGTTGGATTGGTGTGACAGATAAACCGATTGAAGTATTTCAAGATCTAAAAAATAAAAAGTATAAAGGAATTATTAGCATATACACATCAATTGTATTTAATTATAAACTAAAAGAGATTTGCGTAACGAATGAATGCGGAAGATTACTTCGGCCACTATTTAAAGTAAATAACAATCATTTAGCAATTACTCACAAAATTATAGAATCGATTCAACAAAAGACTTTATCTTGGGAAGATTTGCTTATTAATTTAAAAATAGATGAATCCGTGATTGAGTATATTGACCCAGAAGAACAGTTATATTCTATGATTGCTACCAAACCAAAATATATGGATAGAACATACTCGTATACGCATTGTGAAATTCACCCAAGTACTATTTTCGGGGTGTTGGCATCATGTATTCCATTCCCAGAGCACAATCAGTCACCGCGTAACACGTATCAGTGTGCGATGGGAAAACAAGCAATCGGTATATATGTATCTAATTTCAATAAACGATTTGATAAAACGGCATATGTGCTAAATTATACGATGAGGCCACTCGTAGAAACGCGCATCATGAATATGTTACAATTGAATAAGTTGCCCTCAGGAAATCAGGTCATTGTAGCGATTATGACCCACAGCGGATTCAATCAAGAAGACAGCATTTTGTTTAACGAAGGAAGTATTAAGCGTGGATTGTTTCATGCGACAATTTATCATACTGAAAAAGATGAAGACAAAAAGGTAAATGGCGAAGAAGAAATTAGAATGAAACCCAATAAGATGACAACTAAAAATATGAAGTTTGGAAATTATGACAAAATCAATAAACAAGGCGTTATGGATAAAAACACACTCGTAGAAGATAAGGATATTATTATAGCGAAAGTGGTAGTGATTCGCGAAAATAAAAATGATAATTCCAAATTAATTAAGTACAGCGATGAAAGTAAAATCCATAGAACGGACGAGGAAACATATGTGGATGACGTATGTATTAATCGAAATGGCGACGGGTATAATTTCTGTAAAGAACGATTGCGAACTTTAAGAAAACCCAATATCGGAGATAAATTTAGTAGTAGGCATGGACAAAAAGGTACGATTGGAAATATTATTAGCGAGGAAGATATGCCATTTACAAAGGATGGTCTAAGACCAGATCTTATTATCAATCCTCATGCGATTCCTTCGCGCATGACAATCGCACAATTAAAAGAAACCCTGTTGGGTAAGCTACTTCTTGAACTTGGATTGTTTGGTGACGGGACAAGTTTTGGAGAATTAGATATGAAAACTATATTTAAGGAACTGCAAAAGCACAATTACGAATCAAAAGGAAATGAATTGTTATATGATGGTAAAACGGGTGAGCAAATCGAAACCAATATATTTATTGGCCCTGTGTATTATCAGCGCTTGAAACACATGGTGAATGACAAGCAGCATAGCCGATGTATTGGACCCATGGTGAATCTTACACGCCAACCCGCAGAAGGACGCAGCCGAGATGGCGGTCTTCGTTTTGGTGAAATGGAACGCGATTGTATGATTTCACATGGTGCGTCAAGATTTACAAGGGAACGCATATATGATGTGTCTGACAAATACGGGGTTCATGTATGTAAAACATGCGGACTTATAGCGATTTATAATAATGAGAAACATATACATTTGTGTAATGTATGTGATAATAAAACGGAATTCTCTTATGTTGAAATACCATTTAGTTGTAAATTACTATTCCAAGAATTAATTTCGATGAATGTTGTACCGCGAATTATGACATAAAATAAAAAAATAAATATATTAATATTTTTTTTATATATAGTTGTATAGTATAATGTCTACTCCATTGGTTGGTTTTGGTTCTACTATGGTTGGTGGCGATGTCGCTTTAAGGCGAAAAATATTACGAAAAGCTTTTAAAACAAATGTAGTTAAGGTTAACGGAACTACTGTATGTAAATCAGCGGCGGGCCCATTTAGGGCATCCCAAAATTTGGGGGATCCTTTAGGTCGTAAATATCAATCGTGTGGTGGCTGTAATCAGGTAGGAGATGTAAATATACGTATTCGATTAAATCAGGACGCTGTTGGTTATGAATCGTGTAATATATCGACACTTGGTTATACACCGCGCCAAATACCATTGGAATCAGGTAATAGCAAATATATACATGACAGTTCCTTATTTACTAGATTTAAAAATCTATCTAGTTTAAATCAAAATTATAATGATACCAGTTTTGGAGGAAATGACCATAATGGGGCATACGTTGCTTTAATGAGAGTACGCCGTTGATTTTAATATCATAATAATATATGACACGTAAAAAAATAAAAAGAAAAACAAGAAGAAGAAAAAATAAACATATACGTACAAAAAGGATTGGTGGTATGATAAATATGGAGTCTATAAAGAAAGCCGCTAAGGATGCTCATGTTAATAAGGCAGCTCATACACAACACGCAAATAAAATGAAACCCCCTTTACAAAAAATACCATTACCGCATGGGCTTACACAAAAACCACCAAATTTAAAAGGGTTCCTACAAGTGTTACCAGAAGGTTTAACTAATGGATTACAAGGGGATTTAAAATTACCAGAAGGAATAAAAGTACCAGGAAGTTTAACT